TATATGCAACCTTTTGAGGTTTAACCAGATATTCTACAAAATCTGCCATCAAATCTTCCCTAAGAAGATTCCCTTCATCATCTAAGAGTAACATATTTTTTACTGCATCTGGATCATCACCAAATGCTTCTTTGTATTCTGGAGTATCATACTTAAGGCATTTGACACGTATCCTAGGACGAGGTTTCTCAAATACACCATTCATAGAATCTAACTGCTCATCCCAATAAGTATAAATGAATTTTGTATCAGGATCAGGAAAATCATAAACAATCTTATAAGCAGTTCCAGAGACATATAATGTACAAGCATCAACATTCTCTTGAAGTTGTCTTTGAAGTTCTACAAATTGTTTTGCGTCACTACCAATATGTGCTTCATCAAAAATAAGACAATCAATAGGCATAATATCTTTTATCTGTTCTATACGATCTCCAACCAATGACTGTACTGTTCCCCAAAGCATAATATGAACATCTTTATCCTTCCAAAACTCAAGTTCTAATTCCCACCCTTTATTCTCAATCGAGATATACTTAACTTTTGGGAAGAAATTAAAAATATCCTCCTGCCAAGATTGTTTAGGAGATTTAAATCTTGAACAAACAACAGATAGTTTAAACTTAGCACCTTGAACAACACTGGTACACATAATAGACTTACCAGAACGACATTTCCCCCAGACAAGAAATTTCTTATGTCCATTCTTAAAGGCAGTAATTGCTTTATCTATACACTTCTCTTGATAAGGGAATAGTTCAAGTTTTTTATATTCTCTACTCTTGCCATTTATCCACTCATCCTCAAACATCTTAATGATTATATCTCTATTCAATACCTTTGGATCAAACCTAAAAGTCTCTGAACCACTTTTACCTACACGACCCAACACACCAGCAAGAGATAATATCCATTTATGAACAGGTACATCCCATTTATTTACTTTAAGAATACCTTTAGGATAAGTGTAAGGAACATCCTCATACCACCCATCCTTTATTCTTTTTAAACCTACTGCTGCTAAATCCTGATTCGACTTACCATAATCTTGATTTCTATGTCTAAACTGATAATCCCCAATGGTCTCACCCATTGCAATAGTATCTTCACTTCCTTCTACATGCTCAAAATAAAAATTCATCAGTCTAGATTTACTGAACCTATTTTAACATAAAAAAAACCCCTTGATAGGGGTTTGTGACGGATCGTAATCTGGATCGTACTCTGGTTCTCTTGGATCTATTCTGGGGTCCCAATAAAAGAATCCCAGTTGATCCAATCTAACGTGCATTAATGGTTTATTCAGTTTCATCTGGAAATGCCACTATAACATCAGCACATAAGTAACTCATTGGTGATTCAGGATGATATTGAATTCCAAATCTCTTTAGTTCACCACAATGCCTAAGTCTTGCCAAATCATAATCCAATTGTTTATTCATTAGCAATTGTTGTCTCATTGCCTTGTCTGGTCCTTGACCTGCACCAAGCAGATTTCCTGCAAGACATGCACCCCACGCAACAGCAGTTGCTATAGCAACAACATTAACTGTTGTTTGATTTAAATACTTTTTCATAATTACCCTTCTAGTTTGTTTACTCGCTCTTTTAATTCTGCAATCTGTAATTGCTGTTCCTTGATTGCTTCAATCAAAAGACCAACCATATTCTGATATGCAACTGACTTAAGTCCACTATCAGGATGTGTTGTTACAAGTTCAGGAAGAACCTTCTCAACCTCCTGTGCGATCAATCCAGTCTCAGGAAGACCACTAGACTTACGTATGTAATTTACACCACGTAATGACTGAACTGTACTTAGAGCGTGTGGAATAGTCTCGACATTCCTCTTGATACTTTCATCAGATGTGACTGTGATTGTACCAGTAGCAGTTATGTTACCATTTGCGGCAATTCTGAGTCTCTCTGCTGGTGCAGATGGACCTGTCTCCATTGTACCAAAGGTAATAGCAAACTGTCCAGATGATCCTTCAGATATACCTCGCATATATCCTCTCTCACCACTGTTACCAGTATCGTAACCTTCCCACTTAACACCACCATACTCATATGAGGCATTAAGTATTGTATCGGTCTGAACAAACCTTAAGAAGTTACCTTTAGTATCCCCAGTAGTCTCTGGGTTAGTAGTAATAAGAACGTCTGCTTCATGAGTCGAGACACCAACTGTTCTAAACGTATTGGCATTAAGTTGCTGATTAAATGTGGTAATACCAGTATTAACCAACCAACCATCAGGTACATTCCAAAGAACATTGTCCATTCGGAATTCAACTGTGTTCTCAAATAGAACTGCACCAGCAGCATACAGAGAATAACCTGCCTTTGCTTGTGTAGTTTCAATACCAACCTGTGCTGTGGTAGATATACCAACACCATCAAATACCCAAACGTCAGATACGTTTGTTAACTGTGAACCATCTCCTTTAAATGATCCACTAAAGATACCAACATAGGAACCATCAGGGATTGCCTTGATAGGACCAAATTCTTGCCAATTATTATCGTCAGTGTATACCCAACCAGCAGTTCCACCTGAAGATGGTTCTGAATCAAAGGTTATATCACCTACGTTACCAGCAATTAAAGGAGTCGAGATGCCAACACTATACTTTCTGGCAATAATTTCTTCACCTTGGATGAAGAGACTATTAACTTCAGCAGGAGCGTTTGTAGTTATCTTCTTATTAAAGACTACAGGACCATTGAACTCAGAGATAATATTCTTATCCTTACCACCATCAACCTTTATTCCTCGGTTAACAGTTAGTTGATCAGTATCCTCTACGTCAAATCCAATAGCGTTTGTATTAGATGTAAGGTCTTCACCTGTTACTGTTGGTACTGGTGCTCCAGTAATTAAATCTTGTCCAGTAGATCCACTAGTAAACTTATTAATAGTATGTTGATTACCTTGGTCATCCAAACCATTATAGAATGGTGTACCACCATTATCTGATACAGACTGTGATAGAATCCTCTCTACATTCTTAAAGTCCCTATCCTGTCTGGATGGTAATGCAGTAGAGTAGTTACCTGGACCATATCCAAGATATTCAAATGTGTGACCTGATGCACGAATAATTGAGTTACGTCTAAATTCAATCGGTTTAAACTTAACTCTCCTAATCTGAGATCCTATTGGGTGACTCTGCTTTTGAGTACCAAATAATCCACGGAATACATCAATCGTTGTATCCTGAACAACAGTCTCATTAATCCTCATTATCTCATTATCAACAATGAGATAATCTCCAACATTCCAACTATAATTCAGAGCATTAGAAACTGTCAGTGTATTAATAGTTGGGTCTGTTAATGCAACAGTAATTGATGTAGTAATACCAGCATACTGTGGAGATAATCTAGGAGATGCAAACTCGTTAGCAGGATCAACAGGAGCAGCTTGAGCAGTGTATCCTGTTGGATATAATGACCATCCAGTTCCAGTTGGGGTTACTGCCTGAGTACCTACACCAACATTAATTCCGAATGAATTAACACCATAGATCTCAGTAACATCAAAATTACCATTGAATAAATCTTGATCAAATCCAATAATTCTTGCAGTATTATTAGTTAATAGACCATGTGCATAATTTGTAACAGCACTTGCAATACCTGTAGTATTGTTCCAAGTCAATGATGTAATACCAACTACCTCACCAGTTACATAAGATGTAACGTCAGATAGAATAGTATTATTAATATTGGTCAAACCATTAGTGTTGACACCTGTTATTGCTGTAGCACCTGTGAATTGATATTCAGCATAAACTGTTGATGCTGAAGATACATTTACTGTCCTAGTACCACCAACAGGAACACTAGTTACCCTATAAAGTTGGTTATAGTCTGCAAATACACTGTCTCTAATACCTTCAACCTTTAAGATATCATTAGTACTATCATGTATTCGTGTGACTTCTACAACAGCATTTTGCCATCCAGTTGTAGTACCAACACCAACAACAGAAAGAGTGTTACCTATACCATATGCAGAACCACCATCAATAATCTTAACGGCAGTAATCGCACCATTAGTATCAATCTTAATGTTTGCAGTAGCATGGTCACCTGTTACTGAAGTTCCAATACCTACCAATCTAGCATTAAAGAGAGTCTGAATAGATCCAGATCCATCTCCATATCCATAACCAGCACTAGATATTGCAACAACATTAATTCTATTAAGGTTGTGATCTAGTTCTGTAGTTAAGGTATGAGCAGTACCAGTATAAGATTCAATCTCAACAATTCCAACACCAACCTCAAAGTCTCTAATATTTTTATTAACAACCTCTTTGGTAATACTATTCTTAGGATCGTTTACATCAGTTAAACCAACGGGTGATGGTAGAGAGAACGTTCTAGTCTGACCAGGATCAGAATCTGGATTATCTCGATCTAACTGTGGATAAAGATTCTTAATAGGTTGTGAGAACCTCATCTCATCGAATGGTTCTACACTAGGACTATTAGAAGCATCAATTAAGGTTAAGTGATAAACACCATCCTTGACGTTTGCTTTATATTCCTGTATCTCGTCCTTCTTATAGAGGAATAATGTATTGTTAAATTCAGTTCTAGTATATCTCGGAAGACTTGTATTCCTCTGAGATGTATTATTCTGGAATACACCTGGATCTGTCTTAATACCAACAGTGAACTCTCTTCTAGAAGTTCTACCTGTTACAGTATACTCACCATTATATCCAGTATTACCTAATCCAGTTGTATTAAGACCAGATACTATATTAGTAATAGCAACTCTAGATCCAACAGATAATTCATGAGGAACTTCTGAAGTAAATGTGGCAACACCAACTGTTCCAATACCAGCATCCCAAACTGCATTTGAGACAAATCTTGGGTTCCTTAACTCAGAAGTGTTACTAATCTGAACTGGATCAATACTATTATACTTAAGTACTTCAGAATCAGTTAGACCAACAGTAGAACTAGATTCCTGAATAACAAAGGAATCTTCTGGTGGTTTAGATAATACAGTAGAATCTTTAGGTACAACATATCTTACCTTATAGATCCTATCATCTAGAGATCTAGTATCAGGTTTCCTACTTATAAACGTTCTTGGTGATGCACTACCTAGAGTTGATGTTCCTAGACCTACAACAGAATCATAAATCTCATTATTAGTTGTACTTGTATTAACATACCACTGTCCAATACTAGTATCAAACTGAACAGGGTGACCAATATCTCCTGAAGTTTTATCTGATACTCTAGACTCAATACTTAAAATACCACCCTTACTATTAACTGATATGGGTGCTAAACTAATAGTATCGTTTAGAGTCTGTGCTAATTTAACTTGGTCACTATTAATACCAGAGGTAATTGCATAGTAAACTGTATTATGGTCTATACCATCAGGGAGTTCACCATCATCACTCATCACCCTAACAGACTCACCATTAATAAACTGGTGACTATCAGTTAGAGTAAAGATATTAGAAGTGATACTATTAATACCGATAGTATTCCTACCAACAGTAGTTGTCTTAATAGAACTTACTTCTTTTACACCACTACCTTGAGTCTCAGGAAGAACTATCCTAGACTTCTTAGTAACTGGAGTACCATTGATATTAAAGATTGCCTTTAAATCATCATTCTTTGCTGCACCCAGTCTATAACCTTCTAGTACTGTATTTGGTGGTTCAGCAACATTAAATTTATTATATAAGTACAGTCGAGATGAGTTAGCAACACCAACAGTCTTCTCAACATCAACAGGTAAAAATTCAATACCTATATCCTTACCAGTAATCTTCTGTGGAGGAATGAAGTGTGTAATATATCCAGTATCGTCCCTTGGGAAGGCAGACTTTCTAAATCCCTTACAAACAATCGCTCTCGAACCAAAGTTGGAGTTAGAGTTTGTAATAGAATGGTCACCACCACTCTCTGCTACGAAGTGATTAGCATAACCAATAGCGAATGTAGATACTAACTGTAAAAACGCATCATTGGATGCTTTAATATGGTAGTTAGTGTAGGCTGGTTTGTAGAGTGCTCTTGAATCTGTGTGTAAATTAGATACAGCAGTAGAGTCCTCGTAAACACCAGACGTAGGGTTGTATTTAACAAATGCGTTGTCATCTTTCTGTAGTCCTATACCAGTGAACTGGGCAACAACCATAGATTTGAATCCATCTGCCTTTGCACCATCAGCATGGAGTCCACACATACCATAAACTGATCTCAATGAACAGTTAAAGATATATGGAGAAGCAGAAGTAACTGTATCAACAACAATATTAAGTGTTGGTGATCCACTTACAATATTAGGAAGTGCGTTTGCAGGAGCAGAGGATACGTTATATTTAATTCTAGTATCACTCTCTACCTTATTAATAACAAATGATCCGTTGTATCCACCAACAGGAACTCCTTCGATCCTAATTGGAGTATCAACATCAAGTCCTGTAATTGCTTCAGTAATATCAACTGTAATTGCAGTAGAAGATGTGTTACCATCACCTGCCTTAATACTACTGATACCAATATTTTGTCCCTGTGAACCAACAATACGGTGTTCATCAATTTTTGCTTGAATATCTACACCAGTTGCAGGGAAGTCTGGAGTAATCTCTCTTCCACTAGAAGATCCATAAAGTAAACCAACCTTCTGATAATACATATCAAGATCAGTTCTTGTTGTATTATAATTTAAGTAAGAGTCGGCAAACTTAACAGAGTTAACACCATCGGCATATTCAAAACAAGTAAGTTTGTGGTGTGACTTATTAGGTACAAACTTATTATTACCATAATCTTGGAATACTAAAGCATTGGGGTCTGCATCAAAGAATGTAAACTGGTTAAAGTAACAAGTACCTGTAACCCTAAACAAACATGTTGTATCAATCGTTCCGTCTTCTGGATTTGGAACAAATTTTGGTCTAACTTTGGTCTTTCTAAGATCTCGTCCAACAATAGATGTACCACGGGGAATAATAACTCCACCGTAGACAGAGTTCATCTTATAGAGATCATTATCATCACTATCAATATCAAAATTCGTATCTAGTGTAAATTCTGTTAAACTATTAGAACCTGATCCACCCCTTGTCATCCAGTTATTACCAGACAAAGGATTATCATGGATAGGTATCCAACCTGGACGGTTATCTATAATATGATCTCCAGGATATACTATGATAGTGGTTCTACTGAACCTATCATTGTCCAACCCCTTTTGATATGAGAATCTGGCTGCCTCAATTAGTGCCCTTTGAATAGTCTTAAAAGGTCTTACCAGTGAGTTACCTTGGTTCTCAATACTATCGGTTGAGTCTATACTTGAAGGATCAACGTAAAGAATATCTCCACGACTGTTCTTCAGAAAATTATCTAAGCGACTAAGACCCATTTTATTTTACGAGATAAATCTTTATATGTTATATATTTATACCCTCAGAATCACCACCGTTTTCCTTTAAGACGATTAAATGCTCAACAGCTTCCGCTACATCATTCATCGCCTCTCTAATTTCTTTCCTACTACCCGTTTGTTGGTGGTTATCCCCTTTAGGTGAATATGTCTTAGTATATAGGGACCACCTCCACTCATTTAGTTGTGGGGAGTGCCATATTTGAACTCTCATATACTGGGTTGCTCCAATCGTTAGTAAAGTTTCTTAAATACTCTATTTTATCTAGCATCTCCCAACTATCTAATACAAACTCTTCGTTAGCAAAATGCAACTTAACCTTAAGTGCGACTGCTAAACGCATAATATAGTCTCTTCTATGATGATCATCAGGTAAAGAAAAGATACTAAACAACATAATATGGTCAAGATTACCGTCTTGAATTAAATACTCAAGATAGGTATGTCTTCTACCTTCATTATCACCAGTTTGGTGTGGGAATGTATAACCCATCCTATTACAGTAGTCTTTAACCGTCAAAGTTTGGAAGTGTAAATCAATATATCTCGTCTTAAATCCCTCATACTCAGCATACATTACAACATTATCATCTTCTTTAATCTCGACCTTACGTGAATGAATGTCTGCATCACCTAATTTTCTAAAGTATGCACCAGGCCATTTCCTATGAGGTTGACCATCTTTTAATAAAAGTCTAACATCAACACTTATCCTAGTTTTACCAGTTCTATTGGGAGCAGCACCATGAATATGCTCCTGTGTAAACAAAATAAACTGTCCCTTTTTAAGATTAACTGGTTCACAAAACTTTTTACATTCCTCTTGAAGTCTAAGGTAGTCCCACTCCTTACATGCATCAGTAATTTCCCTACTATCCATAAGGTTTACTATTTGCAGAGAGTTACTATCATAGGCATCAGTAAAAGGTAACCACACTGTTCTAAGACCTAAACCATTACCAACCCATTGACCTTGATGGAATGGTAGAACAGTTCCTTCATTATCTTGATTGGGTATATTAATCCGTATATTACCAAACCTTTGCACCAATATCTCACCTAAAGAGAGATGATCCTCTACTAAGGTATCAAAGATACTATAAAAATTAGTATCTGCTAAATCCTTACCTATAACCTTTGCTAACTCTCCAATCTTCTTAGCAGGAACATGTTCATGTAATAAAGTTAAATCCTTTACATCAGGATAATGCTTTTGAATCGACTCTAGAGCAATTTCTGACAGGGGATATTTTTTCAGATCATAATGATACTGCCTCATCTTGGTCCTATTCCTCCCTCCTCTAGGTCTTTAATGGGGAACGTAACCATCTTCTCCCAAGGAGAATAGTTATCAAAAAGAACTGCTGCGTTAGTACCACTAATTCTCTGAATGAATCCAACGTATCCACAGTATATAGAGGTGGGATTCTTCACTGTCACTGTAGTTCCTGGTAAAATCATAATACCTGAATAACTCCAACACAATCAGGAATATCCATCATCACTTTCTTCTCTATACCCTGTTTCAATGTCATAGCACTCATGGCACATGACTCACATGCACCACCTAATCTTATTTTGACAAGGTTCGTTTCTTCTTCTATTTCTACAAACTCTAACCATCCACCATCTGCTTCGATGTATGGTATAAGGTCTTCAAGAACCTTCATTACATTTTCTTCTGTTAATTCCATTAGTCTAGTGGTAGTTCTCTAGGGTTTTCTATTTGATCCTGCAGATCAAAATGTTCTGGGTGTGCTTGCTCCATCACAAGATAACGAGAAAAAACATACAACTGCTCTTGAGTGTATGTTATGTTATTATCCTTATTTTGATTTGCTTCTTGAGCAACTTTTTTATCAACACACTCTTCAGTAGTTAAATCCTCAAAAGTATAAGGATAACCATTTATAAAACACATTCTAACTACTTGATCTTCATACCAAACATATTGCCAAGTAATTTTTAGTTTCATTTGCAGTTTTAATTGTTGTTAGAGGGCACTCTTTCTATCTGTGTATTACACCTAGAGATCTTTTGTACTCCCTCTGAAGGGTTTGTAACCAATGGACAAAACTGAGAATCAATTGATTACTGTATCATTATATAGTCTTAGGACAAGAGTGTCAAGTCCTCCCTATAGTGGAGGTGTACATAGTCAACAATAGCATCCGTCTTTATAATTCTCTTATATTCTGGTTGCATATACTCCAATAAAATTGGTTGTCCATGAATATTGTGGAGAAAGTTAGATTCTAATGGTTGAATTATAAAATCATTCTGTAGTATATTACTCATCCACTCAGCAAAAGCATCACCAAATCCATCCTCAAATCTCCAAAGATGAGTTTTCATATTAATATAATCTACTTGTGGTCTAAACCATCCCTTTGGATGATGTGGATGAGACTTTAATGATAAGTACCTTTCTACTGGATCTCGTACAATAGCAATCTGTTCTAGGTACTCTACATCCAAATACTTCTCATATAGTTCTCGATGAAGATGAGAGATCTCAACATCTTCAATTGGTTCCCATATAATTTGCTCTGGTACATATTCATTTAATCTTATATTCTCTTGAATAAATCTACCAGCAGTCCTTGGAATATGAACAAACAGGAATCGTTTCCCAGTCTCTTTATGATGATACGTAGGCATCAGGGTCTACTATACCAAAACGAGAGAACAAATCTCTCCGATTCCTCAACTTTACTAACATAATGAAGAAGTTGTGAATTAGAGAAGATAACTAACTTCCCTGCCTTTGCTTTGACCTCCATATCTTCAAACATAGTAGATCCACCCTTAAAACCATCATTTAAGTAAAGCATTGCTGCAAACACATCTGGTCTATGAATATTATTATCATCATAATGAGGTTTCATAAAACACCCAATGGGCCATCTTACAACACCCACATAATCTAGTGCTATCTCATTCTCGAAGGACTTACATAAAGTTGTTACATTATTAATAACACCACCAAATAATTCATCCGTTGTCGAATTCATATCTATAGGATCTACATTACCACCCAAATATTTTGCACCATAATTCTTATCAAATGGTTGGTTTGGAATATATGTAAGAGTGTCGTTTGGATCTGAATGTGTTACAGCATCTAGAGCACGATCTTCTTTCTTAACATCAAAAAGATCAATAAACGGTTGACAAAGAGAAGGATCTAAAAAATTCTCTTCAACGTACAGAAGTTTTTTCATTCCACCTATTAAGAATCCA